CATCCGAATCAGCCGCATCGAAACCGACCACGGCCACGACTACGTCATCGACGCCCAAGACCAGCAATGGGCCGACGGCACCCGCCAAGACGCCGAACTCCTCGAAGCACTCAACATCCCAATCGATATGAGCGCGCGCAACGCCAGCGCCATCATCAGAGCCACCGAACACAAAATGTCCGACAAACGCATCCGAACCGCCGTCGAGTTCAGAAAACTGGCAGCCAGAAGCCAAGAAACGATGAGACTCCGAGCCGGCATCACAGACAATTCACAAGCGCACAACCGCGGCGGCCGCGGTGAAAACCCCTCCGCCGCACCAACTCCGCCGCGACAGCCCGCCGCGGCACCCCAAAACCCCGCCCCATCCGCCGCGGTAACAAAACCCCACGTCACAGCCACACAAAACCCCGCCGCACCCGACACTCACTCCGCCGCGGCAAGCCCGAGTCAAACGGGCCGCGAGCGTCCCTATGAAGGGACGCACGTACCCGAGACCCCACCAGCCACCCAAACAACCGGCCCCTTCTAAACCCCAAGGAACCCCCATGCCACAACGACCATGCATCAAATGCGGGGGGCCAACCCCCAACCCCACCCGCTGCGAACCATGCCGGCGGGCATATGAACGGGGGCGGTCCAAGCAGAGGGGCAGGAGGGAGGAGTACGCCGGAGGCTGGCGCCACCACTCCCAACAGCTACGCATCGAATGGATCACCATCCACGGCTACCAATGCCCAGGCTGGACAATGCCCAACTACCCAGGCCACGGCCCCCACCCCGCCACCGACCTAGTCGTCGACCACGACCTCGGCGTCCTCTGCCGATCATGCAACAGCAGCAAAGCCGCCACCCACGACAAAGAAAGAAAGCGCACCACACCACCAGCCAGCAACGGCACCCCGAACTAACCACCAACCTCCCCCCACAACCCCCCACAACCCCACAACCCTCAAAACACCCCAACAACCTCCAAACAGGCGCACACACGGCCACACAGCGCCCCCTATGGGGGAGGGGTACCCTTTCAGCGGATTACGCTGAACCCTGACTACCCCTGCGCCCCTCTAATTTCTACGCCCGCGAAACTATCGAAAGGCCCCCGACGTGATAATCGATGGACTCCAGCCACTCGCCACAGAAATCGGCAAACTCAAACTTCTGCCAGGCAACCCACGCAAAGGCGACATCCAAGCCGTAGCCAGAAGCCTCGAGGCGTTCGGCCAACGCAAACCAATCGTCGCCATCACCGACGGCACAGTCATCGCCGGCAACCACACCCTCCAAGCAGCTCAAAGTCTCGGCTGGGACAAAATCGCAGTCGTCTTCGTGGAAGACGACGAAGCAAAAGCCAAGGCCTACGCCCTGGCAGACAACCGCACAGCCGAGCTAGGCGGATATGACTCCCAAGCGCTCGCCGACCTAATTAGCGATGTCCAACTCCTTGATAAGGAACTCTTCGCCGCAACAGGCTGGGACAACGACGACCTATTAGAAATCCTCAGTGAACTAGAACTTGAGTATCAAAAACTCGGACAGAACGATCCAGACGAAATCCCAGAAACAGCACCATCAAAAACCGTCTCCGGAGACATCTGGCTCCTAGACACTCACCGGGTGATGTGCGGAGATTCAACTTCACCAACCGATACTCAGAAATTGATGGCCGGCGAACTTGCCGATCTTGTATGGACAGATCCTCCATATGGAGTTTCTTATGTTGGCAAAACTGAAGAAGCACTCACTTTGAGCAACGATGGTTCCGATGAATACATTTCAATTCTTGAGGGGGCGTTTGATTCAATACTTGTGATCGCTCGACCGGGGGCAGCCGTCTACGTCGCAGCACCCCCAGGTCCAAGAGGTATCCCTTTCGCTATTGCTTTAGAACAACGTGAGTTGTTTAGACAGCGACTTGTTTGGGTCAAATCGAGCATGGTGCTAGGTCACTCCGATTATCACTACAAACACGAAGACATCTATTTTGGTTATGTGCCGGGATATTCAGGAAGAATTGGTCGAGGAAGTGTTGGATGGTATGGCGACAATTCTCAAACGACAGTCCTTGAGTTTGATAAACCAAGTGCCAATCGTGATCATCCAACAATGAAACCAGTTGATTTGATTTCCTACTGCATCAAAAACTCATCGGCACCATCAAATATTGTTCTTGATCTTTTCGGTGGCTCAGGCTCGACTTTGATCGCTGCTCACGGAATAGGTCGCCATGCAAGATTGATGGAACTTGATCCTCACTATGTTGATGTCATTTGTCGACGCTTCCAAGAACACACCGGGATCAAGCCAATCAACCAAGCCACAAACCAAGAGCACGATTTCTTGGAGGATTGATGGCCCCAAATGGCAGACCACCAGTACCAAACGAACGGAAAAGAGCGCTTGGCAATCCTGGCAAACGAGCGCTTCCAAGCACCACAACCGTTGTCTCCCTCGAGGCCGCATCAGAAACCCCTGAACCCATGCGCCCCTTGGGGTCGGCAGGAAAAGCCCTATGGGACCGATCTTGGGAAGCCGGAAGAAACTGGCTATCACCCAAAACCGACATTGAAACTCTCCTCATCATCTGCGAACAATTAGACGAACGAGTCGCACTCCGAATCCAAGTCATCACCCAAGGAGATCCAACCGACCGCAAAGCCCTCCGAGAACTCGACAAACAGATCCTCGGAGGAATGTCAATACTTGGCTTCACCCCAACAGACCGCGCGCGCATGGGTCTCGCAGAAGTCAAAGCAGTTTCAACTCTAGAAAAACTGAGAAGGAAGAATGGCTAAACCAAAAGGCTGGCCCCCGAGATGGCTTACCTTAAACACCACCTCCAAAACAAAAACTCGAGGCTCAGAAGCAATCGAGTTCATCAACTCCTATTGCCGAGTCACAAAAGCCAGCGTTGGTGGATCTGCTGGAGAACTCATCTACCTTCGACCATGGCAAGAAGAACTTGTCAACGCCCTCCTCGCCGAAGACAAAAACCACAAACTGCGACATCGAGCAGCTCTAATCGGCCTGCCCCGAAAACAAGGCAAATCGGCATTAGGAGCAGGACTTGCCCTCTGGTCCCTTTTCTGTGGAGAAGCAGGCGGAGAAGTTTATTCCTGCGCCGGCACAAGAGATCAGGCCCGCATCGTTTTCGGAACCGCAAAACGAATGATTGAACTTGACAAAGAACTTTCCTCAATCAGCAAGGTTTACCGGGACGCCATCGAATTCCCAGAAACCGGCTCCGTCTACCGTGTGCTATCTCGAGAAGCCGGCGCCTCAGAAGGACTAAGCCCCACTTTTGTGGTTTTCGACGAAGTCCACGTCCAACCCGATGATGAGATGTGGAATGTTATGACTCTCGGAGCCGGCGCAAGAAACGAACCGCTCCTACTAGGAATCACAACTGCGGGCGCCCGAGTCGATGCAAGAGGCCAAGACACACTCTGCTACCGCCTCTACCAACACGGAAAAAAAGTCGCTGCCAAAGAAATCAACGACCCCACCTTCTTCTTCTCCTGGTGGGAACCAAAAGAAGGATCAGAAGCAGACCACCGGGATCCAATTGTCTGGGCTGAATCAAACCCTGGACTTGGCGACCTCAACTCCATCGAAGACTTCGAATCCACACTGATCCGAACTCCAGAAGCAGAATTCAGAACCAAACGAACCAACGTCTGGGTCACCGGGAACTCGGCAGCTCTTCCATTCGGAGTCTGGGAAAAACTCGCTGATTCAGACCGAATCGTAAACCCAGAAACACCACTGATCCTGATGGCCGACGGCTCATGGTCCGGAGACTCAACAGCCATCATCGCCTACACCGTCGAAGAACAACCGCACCTCTTCGTCGTAGGCCTCTGGGAAAAACCCGAAGACAACAACGAATGGCGAGTCCCAATCACAGAAGTAGAACAAACAATCAGAGACTTCTGCCGACAAAATCCTGTCCTCGAGGTTGGCATGGACCCTTACCGCTGGCAACGCTCAATGGCAGTCCTGGAAGAAGAAGGAATCCCCATGGTCGAATACCCAATGGGGTCTGTCTCACGCATGGTCACCGCATGGAAGATGTTTTATGATTCTGTCCTAGATTCAAAATTCACCCACGATGGCGACCCACAATTAACACGTCACATCGAGAACATGGTTCTCAAAATCGACGCCAAAGGCGCTCGACCTACAAAGGAGTCCAGAGTGTCAAATCGCAAGATCGACTTAGGGGTCTGTGCAGTCGCAGGAATAGACCGAGTTTTATGGCACCATAACGGTGGAAATAAAACACCAGCACCGTTCGCACTCTTCGCATGAGAACCGCTTTTGCGTTTATCATTGCCGGACTGGTCCTGCTCACAGTAGGTCTAGCCCTCTCTCCCATTTCTTGGCTTGCGTTATGTGTGCCAGGCGTCGCCCTGATCGTGGCCGGCTTACTGAAGGACGTTGAATGAGACTTCTGGACAGACTACGCAGCGGCAACCTCGAGACGGCTGAACGCTCCTATGCCAACGGTCTCACCTTCGAAGACGTCCTCGCCATGTTCTCCTTCAATGGGAACACCTACCAGGGCATCTCTTCGCCACTCCGAGCGCCTGGCGCTGCTGTCTCAGCGAACTTCTCCGGATATGTGCAGGGCGTCTACAACCAGTCGGGAGTCGTCGCAGCAGCTGTAACAGCGCGCGCGCTGCTCATGTCACAAATTCGCTTTCAGTGGCGCTCACTGCTCCAAGGCGAAACCGGCCGACTGTTCGGAACTACGGAACTTTCCATCTTGGAACGCCCTGGGGATCTCACCCGAGCTGAACTTCTTTACGCCGCCGAGCAGCACAACAGCCTCGCCGGAAACGCCTTCTTCTACCGTAACGGAGGCCAACTCCGCCTCCTCCGCCCCGACTGGGTCACCGTCGTTCACGGATCCTACGAAAAAGATGTCGACCCCACTGCACAACTCGACGCTGAACTCGTCGGCTACTCCTACCAGCCAGGCGGCATCTCATCGCAAACCCCGCCAGTGTTCCTCGCCCCATCTCAAGTCGCCCACTGGAAACCAGAGCCGGACCCAATGCACTGGTGGCGTGGACAGTCATGGATCGGATCGGTCCTCTCCGAAATCACCACCGACCGGCAAGCCACCGAATTCAAATCCAAGTTCTTCGCCAACGCCGCAACCCCTCAACTCATCGTCACCCTCGACCCACACACCACCCAGCAGCAAGCCACCGACATCGCAGCTGTTATCAACCAGCGCCACGAAGGATCCGGCAACGCCTACAAGACTTTGGTTCTTGGTGGAGGCTCTGATGTGAAGGTTGCCGGCTCAAACCTGCAACAACTCGACCTCAAAAACACTCAAGGCGTCGACG